ATCGTAATTTTCTTCAATCACGAAAGGCACCGGGGCGTCATCTTCCCACTGGAAAGTTCTACCCAAAACTGGAGACTTCAGGTCACTTGCAGACGCGCCAAAAGTGTTTGGACTCATTCCTGGAACCTTCGCGAGAAGTACATACCCAGTTGTCCAGACATTTGAAAGGGAAAAGCTCTGGTTTTTCTTGGCGGTGTCTTTCTGAGCGCCTGAAACCAGCACTTTATCGACTTCAAAATAAGCCGCCATCATTTCCAATTTTTGCTGAATAGACAAAGTTTGAAACGCGCCGGTATATTGGAACGTATCAAGGATTTCAGCCGTCAATGTCAGATAATCCCAGGTTGTCCAGTTCATTGCGACAACATTCGGAAGAACACCAGCCGCCGTCCTCATTGCTCTTTTCCCTGTCTTGATATCAGCACCAGGAGTTGCAGTTGCGGACGTTGACCAGGCAGTCGCTACCGCCCCGTTTGACAAATCCGTCGAGTTTATCTTTGCAGCGCACCGGATCTCATGATTAAGCATCATTCCAGACAAAGCCCGCATCGTTGCGACCTCTGACAGATCATAAAACCTGGAATAAAGTTTCTTTTCTGAATCTTCGACGGTTTCAACGCGGCCCCTGTCCTTACATGAATAAGTTTTGGTTTCCCATTGATAGTCATCTTCGTTGTACGTTCCATCCTGTCCCCTTAAATCGTCAACTACCTTCAGAAATGCCTCAATCGGCAAAACCGGATAATCGGCTGATTTATCAGGTACAGGGAAAAAAGGAAACAGATTCGCGCCAACATAACCTTGCGCTGCTGCATCCATAACATATTCATACGCCAGTTGAGCTAAATCCGGGCGCTGAATTGTGGTTCCACTTGTAGGTGCTCCACCCATTGTTTAGCCCTCCATTATGAAGTTAAGAGAATTCCGGTATATTCCAACCAGCAAGCCGATAAAAACATTTTATCGGTCGTATGAGCCACCGGGGTCAACCCAATCGTTATAGTCTGACTTCCGGCCCCGATATCAGCGTTTCCGAGAGCTGCAATCTTCTCAAGGTACGTCGCTGTTTGGTTTGTGGTGGTAGTATCAACCACTTTGGTGTCGCCCTCATTGATAAACCAATCGACGGTAAAACCTACCGCGTCCGTGGTTGATTCCGATGCAATCCGGCAATGAAAAACGATATCGGCTGTTATATCAATGTCAGGCGGAATGACGGCTTGAGTTGTGATTTGAATCACCTCCCCGCTTGCCCAATTTAGGCGTTGCACTCCATCGGTTGCGGCGTTCGCGGCTTCCAAAACCGGTATTGTGTCAGACCCAAAAACACCGCCATTGGCTGTAATGTTCCCAACATCGAAATTGGTTGTAATTCGCCACCCGTTGATGGGCAACGAAATACACTTCTGTGCCGTCAGAATATGGGTGTAATCCTCCGCAAGTGCTGCTTCAACTGTTGCAGCGGAAGTTTGCTCGCCGCCATCCGCGTATGAAACCGTTGCCGCTGTCGTTGAAAGCACACCAAAAGGCATACATTCCACGATGTCACCACTTGCGGTTGCCGCTTCAAGTGCCAAAGCCAAAGCTGAACCGCTTGAAGAGTCCTGAACGGTTCCACTATCACCACCATAAAGCGTTGCATTGACTGCAAAGGCTTCATTGGCCGTGAACTCATAAGTTCCGGTTGCGTTGATCGGTTGCAACGCTACGGGATCGCCTGATGCAGTTGAATAGTTCCCGGTTACACCGATATGTTGTTCCCCGCTGTCAGCGTAAGCGACTTGAGGCGGTGAAGAAGTAGTCCCGGCCTTAATTTTTACCCGGCGCTTGTGCAAAAGTGCTTCGCCAGCGGTAAATGTGGGAAATTTAGTAAAGCTCATTATTTATCCCCCTTGTTAGTGGCATCAAGATTTTTTTGATGCAGTTCAGGATTTGCCAGTTTAACGGCTTTCATCGCCTGTCCGAGACTGACTTTTCCGCCATCTTGAGCCTTGACGACTGCAGCGTTGTACTCTTCGATTGGATTTTCCGCCTTTGCGCTTTCAGGTGCTTTTACATCTGCCGGAGCATCAGAGGCAAGTGGTTCGTTTGCGTCTGTTTCCATATTCGAAGCAATGGCCGATTTCTTGACGGCTTCAGCTTTCAGATATTCAGAAGCGGCATGTTCGGCGCTCCAATCTTCTGCTTTAGCCTTTGCCGTAAATTCGGAAGGCATCGCAAGCGCCTCAATTTCCGAAATACGCTTTCGTTCAAGCAAAATACCGGCGGCTTGCCCTTCGGCTTTCGCTGTTTCCTTAGAAGCTTCAGCACCCAATTTTTTACCATCGTCAACCGCCTCTTGGTAAACGTCCGGGTGTTCGGCCTTAAATTGATTTTTATCCATACGTTTTTCCTCCGTTTGGATGTTTGAAAAAGCCGGACGCCCCGGCGTGGAAATGGAAGTCTGCGTGTTGTCAGCTTTTGGCAAATATGCTGCTATTTTTGTGAAATCTTCGGGCTTGGTTTCAATTCTCTTTGACGCCATTTCGAATCTGAGCATTGCGTCAATTATGACGTCATCTTTCTTTTTGTCGCTAACCTCAATTTCGTCAATTTCGTCAACAAGCCCAGCATCTAATATTTCAGAACCGAAAAAGAAACTTTCCTCTCTCATTATCCCCCGGATTTCTGCAAGGCTTTTACCGGTTTTTTGTGCGTAAATATTTGAGAGCATATTAGCAAAACCACCAAGTATTTTAGCAGATTTTTCGTGTTCGCTCTGATTTCCGTAAGTTCCCATTAATGGATCATGAATCATCATAACCGCATTAGATTTTGCGATTACCTTATCCGCTGCCAGTGGGATATATGAAGCCATCGACGCGGCCATCCCTATTATTATGGCAGTCGTGTGCCCTTCGTAGTCATGTATATGGTTGAAGATTGCCAGACCGTCCGAAATATACCCACCATCAGATGAAAATAAAATATCAACAGGCTTTCCTTTAAAACTCTTTAGTTGGGCGCTTATTTCGGAAGGGTAAACGTCCCACCCTATGATTCCATCAATTTCGATTGTGTTAGTCATCGTCAGCACCTTCTTTTGGTTCGATTTCGTTTTCAGCTATTAATTGTTTTGTCTGAGTCGCTACGGCTTCAATAATCCCGTCCTCTTCCTCTTCCTTGATCTCTTCAAATACCGCGTCCGGATCCAGTTCGGAACTTTGTTCAATCAATCCCCGGGTAGAATTGAACCTGCCATCTCTAAGGGCTGTCATTCCCTTAGCTTCCTTCTCAACGTCAAGGCTTGGCATTCTCGGCCCTGAAAACTGGTGAACAGGATCGCCCAACCAGGCTGCTTTTATTTCTGGATCATCGAAAAACCCCGGAGCCGAAATATTCCCGGAAGCCACCCCCCAGGAAAGCAAATATTCGTAAAATGGGAAAAGGAATTGCAGGATAAAAGCTACCCTATTCCTAAGAACCGTAATCCAGAACATTGCGACTTCCCCTCTGTTTGCCGAGTAGTTTCGGTCCATCCAGAGTAGGATGACGCTTTTCGGGATTCCTGAGATTGCACCGATTAAGCTGATAATATGGATTTGGAAGTCTGTAAAATTCCCGTTCGGTTGTGTGCTTTCAAACGCCTTAAGTTCCGCATCTGTCCCGGCTAAATCAACGATTTGCCCTTTTGTCAGGTCTATCCTGGGAAAACTTGAAGTAGTCTTTGCTGTTTGGTTATTCGTTGGAGCGCCGCCCATTTTTGGAGCCGCCCCGCCACCTGTCCAGAATGCCGCAAATATCGATTGAATCTTGGCAGATTGTAAAACTGATGCTGTTAGTTCTTGATGGTCAATAATCAATCCGATTGTGGGAGTTAAAAGAGGGATTCCCCTCAATGCTCCGGGTCTGTCTTGTGCCAGATTTTTAAGCTGGAAAACCTGCCTGATTCCGGTATTTGACCCGAAAATATTCCTGCTTGCCCACTCATCCGGGTTAAAATATCCGGAATCCGCTTGACCGAACTTGCCCTTGTTGTCTGAAGTCCATATCTTGACCGGTATCCCGTTTGCGTTCCGTTGGAAGCCTTGATAAAACTGGTTATCGTTTTCTAATCCTCTTGGCGTCTGGACCCGTTCCGATTCTAATATCTGCAAGGCGAAGGGGAATTTGTGACTGACCCGTGGTTTTTTCTTCACAGGAAGCGGGAAACAATCACCGCCTTCTAACATACTTTTAAAAGCTACGCCTTGAAGATAACCACCTGAATACATTCGTTCGTAATGACCATTCTCACCTTGGAAAAATGATTTCCAGAAATTAGTAAACTCTTTCTGCTTCGCTTTTTTCTGATCTTCATTTAGTCCGAGTTTTTCAGCATTAATCGAAGATCGGAAAACCAGGCCTGACCCGATAGCATGATCAGCGAGTCGGTTTGTGATGGCTGAACCTATTCCAGACTGGCAGAGAAACCGGCTAAAATTGATCAGCT